CGTCTTCAAGTTTATCCATCGCCACGCCAGATAGTTCCGCAAGCTCAGAGATCTTGGGGTTTCCTCTAGCAGCAGAGCCGAACAGCTCGCGGCCAAGAGATAAGAGATTATCTAACGCACCTAAACCTGCCATTACTTTTTCTTCTTTTTCTTCATCTTCTTAAAGTCAGCGCCAGTAATCTTGTTCTTGGGCTTTGCTTTAGAGGCAATTTTCTTTTGTGCTGGGCTTAGTTTTTTCATGCTTTATGCGCCTTCTGAATGTCAAATGACGCCTTTTTAACAGCGCCTTTGTGGGGCTTATAATCGCCCTTCATAAGTTTGTAGCCTTTGCCAGACTTCATCCAATGGTATCCCTTGGGGGCTTCAACTGCTTTTTTTACCACTTTTCTTCCCTTTCCAGCTTACGCGCTTGGCTGATGTCTTGCTTTTGGCCGCAGACTTGGCCGTTTTGCTTTTGCATTGCGCCATAGTTGGCCGACACGCAGGATAACCACCCTTTGTGCGATCAGATCTACCACATGGGCCACCTGTTTTGCAATTAACCCAGCCTTTGCCCTTATTACGGCCAAACCACTTACGGAGACTGTCGCTGCTGCTACTTTTTTTTGGCACTTTTCTTACCCCAGTTTTTTGCGCCTACTTTTCGGCACTTTACCAAAGCACCAGACCCATAAGCAGAAGGCCACGTTCCACCATTGCGTGTATAACGGGCCTTCACTTTTTTATAACATGCATCTCGCTTCGGCTTTTTTGCTGGCATTAGATGCCTCCATCTTCATTTTCGCCCATAACACCTAGTGCGCCAAGAGATGGAGCCATTGCAGCAATCATCCATGCAGGGGCATTTGCTTTCCGGGCAGCTTCAATCATTTGGCCAGTGATCTTGCCTTCTGACAATAGCTGTTGCGCATATTGCAATGCGGCTCTGCGGCCACCTCTACGCTCAAGCTCAGTAAAATTAGACACAATTTCTATTACTTTATCAGTAACAGGCTGTTTGGCTTTAGTCGGACTGCTTTCATAAACTTTGTAATCTGCTGAGTTCATCACAAGGCCACCACCAGTTCCAGCCTCACGTCTTTGTGCTGATAAATCGCTATAAAGCAAATTAGCTGGAATACCTCTACCTTCTTCAATGAAACTTTGAGATTGACCAACTTTGTCCACACCAGTGTCATAAGTTGTAGAGTTTTCTCTAGTGGTAGGAAGTGCGCCTTTTTCTAAGTCTGGAACAAATCCACGATACCCAGTTGTACCCCAGTCCATGCCAATCTGTGCAGGGTCTGCAACTGCCAACCGCGCATCACCAACTCTTGGTACGCCCATTTTCTGCAACCCGGCCTTATCCAAGCCTTTTAAAAAATATGCTCTATGAGTTCCTGTTGGTAGGTTTCTAATGTAATTTAACATTGCGTCAGGATCTGAGACTGATGGGAAATCAGTAAATGCCTTAATTGTTTTGCCAACATTTTTGACTGTGCCATCAGGCATTGTCTGCTTTACTTTTACTGGCATACCTAAGTTTCTAATAAACTCATCTATTTTTGGAATGTCTTTTTTTGCGATTGGAGCGTTTCTAAACATCTGGCCGAACACTTCGCCAGTGTGCATAGCAAAATCGCCAGACTGTTCGCCCATCATTAAACTGGTGTAATATGGGTTTTCTGTATTTCTTGCTTCATTCAGCTTACTACTTGTTGCCCCTGATGCCCCGGCGTAACCTTGGCCCGGTACGTCTATATACTGAAATCCAGCCATTGAAGCGACAGGCTCTGGCAAATCTTCTCCACCAACGCCAGTAACTATATGTCTTCCAGTTGGATCTCCGACAATGCTCATAAGAGTTTTGCCTTTAAGATCGCCTATACTTACTTGCTCTGGAGGAATTGTTTCGTCAGATATAAAGCCTTCGCTTTGGTGTTCACGCAAAAGCCTTGGCTGCACACTTTGAACGCTAGTTGTTGCACCAGCTTCTGGAATAAAAGATAAACCACCCACTTCTCTAGCTGATGGTATATCAGTAATTTGATCAGCTATTTGTGCGCCAGATCTGTTGTAATTTAATACATTTTTTAACGCACCAAACGAATCACCCAAGGTATCGATGACTTGAGTGCCTACACCTTTAGCTATCGTCTGAAATAAACCCATTACTTCTTGCCCTTATACCCAGCGGCCCTGATCGCACGACCCTGCTTTTCAGCTTCGGCTTTAGTCTTGTAGACCTTGCCTTTGCTACCCCACTTGTAGCCGCCTTTGACCTTGCGAACAGGCATGTTAGCCGCCCAAGATTTCGTTCATCAGCTCATGCACATTGCCACCGCCAAGACGCATGACTTTGACCTTAACGCCGCTGTCTTCGGGCATGTCCATCATCATGTCATCGTGATGACAATCGCAATCTTCGCCATGCTCGCAGTCACAGTCATGTTCGTACTCTTCATCATCATACTCATCGCCAAGCATGTACTCTTGCTGGCAGAGCAAAACAAAGTTTACGAGCTGTTCGTCAGTCATGTTTAGACCGTCAGCATCATGCGGGAAACCCATCTTTGCCATAAACAAATCTGCGTTTTCTTCCATATTTTCTACATTAATTTGAGCCATAATAGCCTCCTATCGCATTGGACGCGCTTTGGGGCGCGGTGATGTCATTGGTGCAGAAGGACGCGCCATTGGGCGAGTTGGCTTAACAATGCCAGCTTCAATCATTTCTTGCAGACCCATTACATTTGGCTCCATAGAAACACCGCTAGATGGGCTATAGTTCATGCCGTCTTTACTGGGCATCGCCATCTCTTCAGCAAGACGCCTGTTGTATGCTTCATTTTCCATGATGGCGCGTTGCGCATCTGTCATGCCCGGTCCCGGCATACCCATAGCAGCCTCACCCTGTGAGATCTGACCAGAGCTAACCATGTTATCCATCATCTCTGGAGACATACGCTCCATGCGGCCATCAACTTCGTAGGACATTTCAGTCTCTGGCATTGCACCAACAATGCTCTGGAACATTTCACGCTCTTTATCTGTCAAAGAACCGCCAGCTTGAATGCGCTGACCAATCATCATTAATTGTTCTGCCGATTCTTTGTCCATATCACCGGGTGTGATGCTGCTTAAAAACTTCATTACCAGATTATAGTCTGGGTTTGCTTGCATTTTTTCGTCCATTTTAAGTATCCTTACCTATTTTTATCCTACGATGTTACCTGAAGCATCATATCGCGTTACGTTTCCAGCCCCATCGGTCAAGGTATAGCCTTCAAGAACATCTTCCTGACCCGTTACAACGGATGTGGTATCTTTGCCCAAAGCACTTCCAATAAATTGCTCTGTATTAAGGTATCGTCCATCTGGTGTAATGTACGCCTCAGTTCCATCTGGAAGTATAACCCGACGAACAAGCTCATCAATGCTTTCACCACTGGCATACCTACGCAGATATGCAGGAGCATAAGCACCCATACCGCCACCTTTATAGCGGCGATTATATTCTTCTCTAATGTCTCTGGAGCCATAAAGATTATTTCGACGTGGGCCGCTAGGTCCAGATCCAACACCTGTAAGTGATCCCACAGTGTCGCCTGCTCCATAAACTTGATCTACTGTAGATCCACTCGCAGCATCATCATATGAAACAAGATTGTCAGTTACCAAGTTAACACTGCCATCGCCTTGGACATAGTATTCATCACCACCACTTGTGATAAACCCACCCTCTGTACTCATGCCATATGGATCTGCGTCAGCAGCAGCACTTTGAGCATCAAAGATATTTCTAAATCTCTCATAGTCATTTACGCCATCTTGATTGGCATCTGGATCGTAAGCTGGATTGTTTGGGCCGGGAGGCATAAATGCCATAATATCATCTGCGCCCAAAACCTGTTGTCCAAAGGTAGACATAGTTGAATTATCAAATCCAACATAGTTTCCTTGGGCATCGAACTGCGGTGTAGCTCCCATTTCTAAGGCAGCAACTTGCTGGTCAATAATTGACTTTCTGTCTTCAAGGCCACCCTTTAGCATCTGCTCGCCAAGATAGCCCCCGAACACAGGGCTAATTATACCCGGCAAGAATGATGCAAAATAAGCCAAGTCACTAGGCGGTATATCTTCCTGCATTTGCTGCTGGGCTGTTGCTACCGCAACTTGGCTTGAATCCATTCCAGTTGTGTCTAGAACATTGTTGCTAGGATCGTCTGAAACGCCGTAGATATAATCACCTATTGAAGAGTAACCACCACCTGTCAGAGATTCACCAGTAACATCATCAACTAACTGACCATTGACGTAAGACGCGCCATCGCTTGGTGTAAAAAAGTTTGCTAAATCTTCTCTAAATGTGTTTTTAACATTCGCTGTTGATGTTGGGCGGGGCGTTGTATCGGCTGGTAAAGCCCCAACAGTCGGAGTCGCCGCTGTAACTGATGCTGCTGGAGTAGCCGCCGCTGCAACTGGTGCTGGAGTTGGTTTAGACGCTGCTACTGGAGCAGGAGCTGGGGGAGGAGCTGGCCTAGCCACTGGGCGGATAGAAGTGGCTGGAGCATAAGATGGTCCATCATCATCATTGCTGGTGCTATTGGCTCTTCCAGAAACAACATTGCCTGTGGATGTTGTGCCACCAGCAGATATTGCTGCGCCAGTGTTGTCATCAACTAACTGACCGCCAACATAAGATGCGCCATCATTAGGCGTAAAGATATTTGCCAGAGTTTCAGTGAAGCTATTTGTGGGAGCTGGAGTTGAGCTGCTAGAAGACCCGCCGCCTCCACCGCCACCGCCGCCGCCGCCGCCGCCGCCGCTATCGCCGCCGCCATAGAAAATTTGTGGTTTCAGAGGGTTCATACCCATTAAATCAAGCAGCTTTGTCATGCCAATTACCCTTATTTGGGAACGCCCCGTTCCGATTTCCGCGATGAGCAAGCACTTCAGTTACGTCTGGATATTGTGTCCAAAACTGCTTTCTCATTTCCTTACAAATCCACAATACATCTTTTTTACCCATCGTGGCAATCATATCTACAAAAACCATTACCTCGCCATCTTTACGGGCAAAGATCTCTGGGCCATAATATTCTTTGCTATCGAACTCTTCGCGGGTCATAAATGCCCACGTTATGAGACCAACGCACTTTCCATCCCTGTAAAACAATCTGATTTGGTTGTTGTCAATTGCAGGAAGTAATCTCCACGCAATAGTAGATGACTTGAAATCTTTGTAAGAATCAGAGCTGGTCCAAAGATCTAAGGCATCGCGCAGCATCACGCCCTCATAGGTTGAGGTGCTGGAGTTTGCACTGGCGGCTGTGCCGCAACATTCATTTGAGGCTGTGGCATTGCATCCGCAATAGATGACAATGCACCCATATCACCCGCGCCCATTCTTTCGCGGATCTCAGCCACTTTATTCATTAAATACTTGCTCATATCCATAGGCGGTTGACCCTGTGGCCCTCCAACATTGTTGGGAGGGGACATTGGAGGGCCACCCTGTGGACCCTGCTGCGGTAGACCGCCGAAGGCAGCAGGATTGATGGGAGGCAATCTATACTGTGGGGGGTACATTCTTCATGGCCTCCATCTGAATTTTAGCTGCATTTTTTTCTCTCTCAAGCTGCAACTCTGCCTCCAGTTTGGTGATCTTGGCCTGCATATCGGCTTGCGCCTTGACTGCTTCGATCTCCATATCTTGCCGCGCCTCTGCTTGTTTGATCTGAATGTTTGATTGCGCCTTGGCTTGATCCGATTGAATCTGTGCCTGCGTTCTCGCCTTCAGAGCTTCTGTCTCCAGTTTTGCGAGTTCTTGCGCATATTGCAATGGGTTTCCTTGCTGGCCACCCTTTTGTCCCATGCCGCGCAACGCTTCGATCTGCTTCATCTGAGGCGATGCCGCCACAACTTGTGCAGCGCGTTGACTGATCAGGCGATCTTGCTCTGGATCTACATCGTTGAATTTGACCTTCAACTCTTTGAAGTCTGGCAGTGGTGGCAGTGGAATATTTACACTGGCCTCCATGCGCTGGCGATACAAAAGCGCAATATGTTCTGCGATGTGAGCAATCAATACAGGCTGCATTGCCTTTGCACCGGGATTGCCAGCCAAAGATGGATCTTGCAAGAACTGCATGTGAACCGCAATGTGCGCCTCATGGTCTTGCTCTGGGAAAGCGCGGATTGGCTTGCCATACATCACGCTCATGTTCTCATCGATTGGGTCCATCTGAACCGCCTCTTCAGGCTTCTTCAGGATCTCATCAATATTCGGAATGCGGATCGCCTCGTACATCCGCTTGTATGCCTCATACAAATCATGGAGCTGCGGAGCTGATCTAGCCATTTCCAAAACAGCTTGTGCCTGCGCAATGCGCTGGGCTGTCGAGAAGATGTTAGGATCTGACACTGGTACGATGTCGATGCGATCATCGAAGTCTTGACGATAGATAACATCAGAAGATCCAGCTTGGGCGAAGGTAAACTCATCAGGCAAGTTTTCCGCGTTTAGCTTTGCGAGTAGTTTAAACTCTTGGCCCTGTGCATAATGCAACCTCTTATGGATCGCACTAAATGCCTTCGACCCTTGTTCGATCAGCGCAACCGTCGATCCAACTGGGGCGTTTGGGTTCACGTCACCGACATTCAAATCGGCTGTGCTGGCAAAACGCTGGCCTGCCTCAACAATGTAGCCAAGCAAACTGAACAGCGAGCTGCTTGGTTCTTTGAACGGCAGCGGCATGATTGCCTTGTTCACGTCATCGACTGTGCTGTCGAGATCCACAAATTCGCCGGGACTGATTTGCATATCGCCGCCATTAACGCGGCCACGCAGCTTAAAGCCACCTTGCATGTTGGCGAATGCGGCACTGTCGAGAAGGGCGCGAAGCGAACCAGTCGCTGCTTTGCCCAAGCCACCGATCATGTGGTACAGGCCAAAGCCATAGAAGCCTAGACCGGGCAGGAACTTGTAGCTCACAAACCAGTCACGGCGCTTTTTCATTTCATCGTCTTCTTTCCAGTTGCGGCGAATACTCACCACATTCTGGTTTTCATAATCGATTGTGATCACATATGGGATGGCGACAGCGTTTTCGTCTGCCTCATCGCTATCCATTTCTTGGCCATCGATACCCTCGAACAAATCATAGACGTGCATTTCGAGCAGCGTCATTACATCGTCTTGGCTGTCATTGCTGTATTCATCGACGCCTTCGATCTCACCGATCACGCTATCAGCAGGATCTAAAGAATCGCCAATGTATTTTGTCGGCAGGTAGTAGCCGTTCTGAACGTAGCGGTTGAAGTCGTTCTTCGGCATCCGAATGATGTGCGTGTAGCGCGGGGATGTGTAAAGGTCTTTGCTTTCTGGGGCGACCACAAAGTCTTCAGCCTTTACGAACTGGCTGCACTGCCGATCCATGTTGGCATCCCACCAAACCTTTTTGAACGTGTGGCCGATCAGTGGGAGGTGAAACAGCATCTGATCAAGATCAGGGAAATACTCAGGCATTTCCTGCGTGATCTGATAGTTCATAAACTCACGAACCCGGCGACCTTGGTCTTCGAGCTTTTCGTCTGGGTCACCAATGATGACCGACTTTACGGGACCGCCTGACGGGTAAAGCTCTGCGATTGCGCGAGCGTTAAACTGCGTTGCGGCTTCTGCGATCATTGGATGGATGACGATTGAAAGGCCGCGAGTTGCGCGTTCATCTTCACTTTCGTCTAGGCCACCATCTGGATCTAGGGTCTTGAGACCTTGCTTGTAGCGGTTTTCCCATTCGGATCTGGCTTCTTTGTCGTTCTCAAAGAACCCGATAAGTTCTTGCGCCTTTCGGAGCAGCTCACGTTCATCGATAACTTCTGCAAGGTTTTGGTCAAACTCTGCGTCTTCCAGCTCTTCCATCATATCAAGTTCTGGGTCACCGATCAGAACGTCACCGTCTGGAAGTTCTTCAACCATGAGATCATCTGATGGAGCGCCTTCGGCAAACGGGATAATGTTTTCTGGTTCAGCCATAGAGCGTCATCCTTCTTGTTTCTACAAAATCGTCATCTT